AAACCTCTCAGCGGTTACAGACTGTCAGATTCTTCATCTGCCTCAAAGCTGCGGCCCATGGTCATTAATACGTTAGTTAACTCAACGTAGACCAGGAATGTCAGTTGGAAGTATATATTTACACAATGATAAAAACAACTTCTCAATGGCTTTTCAGAAGCAATAACTTTCTATCTCTTTTGAGATGGTTAGCTATAATTCTTGGACTACCTTCACATTTGCATAAAGATTGTAAAATCTTTGTTGCTCATGTGTGTCACTTACGCGAGTATTCAGGATCTAAGTATACGATTCAGTCTCTTAAAGAGGCTCATCGAATCTTGGCCAAGTACTTGGCGGGTGAACCGTGTCGATCGGCTGAAATAGTTGGAGTTGGTATATCTCGTTTAGGTCTTCCTAAAGTGTTACCTCTTTCTTTCCGTAAGGAAATAGAAACAGGTTCACTGGAAACCATACGGTTTAGCTTGACTATACTCTCTTTTTATAGAGCAATGTATCAAGTACCCGAGATGAAATTACAGACGATAACTGATCCTGCGAAAGTATCGCTGGATGGTATCGTAAAATCCTTTGCGAGTGACCTACCTATTTTAATAGGTTGGTTAAAGGCGGAAGGTCTGCAATTACCTAGATTAGGTAAACCAAAATTCCAATTTGTTTACAGTGCAGGTCCTAACGGGCAAGCTACTATTGGTGCTGGTTTAGACGCCTTAGCTATTATGCTAAGATTCCCTCGAATTTTGAAATTCGGGTGGGATATGGGAGCACGCTTCGCGCTACTCCACATCGTCACTCTAGCTTTAATATATGGTTTGATCACTATATTTTCCATACCTTTTAAACCTCTTCCTCAATTGCTTCTAGGGAAATTATCCCTTAAAGAAGAAGCAGCTGGGAAAGTGCGGGTATTCGCCATTTCGGATTATTGGACACAATCTTTTATGAGACCACTTCATAAGTGGGCTTTTGAAATTTTGCGTCAAATGCCGGAAGACGGTACCTTCAATCACCGAGCGAAAGCTTCGGAGATAGGTTCTCGGTTGAAAGATAGTTGTAAACCTGCTTACTCATTAGATCTTACTGCTGCGACGGACCGTTTCCCGGTTATGATTCAGGAAGTTATCCTGGCTCATTTCTTTGGAGATTCGTTCGCTTCTCAGTGGAGATCTGTCTTAGTAGATCGTGATTACTTCCTTAAAAAGGAGGGGCGTTCTGTGAGATATGCTGTAGGGCAACCTATGGGATCTCTCTCTTCTTGGTCTGTTTTTGCTTTTTCGCATCACTTAGTGGTGCAATGGGCACATTATAGAACAGGAGGGACAGAATGGTTCCACGATTATGCCATCATTGGTGATGACGTAGTAATCATGAATACAAAAGTTGCCGAACAGTATTTGGTAATTCTTAACCATTTAGGTGTTGGTATATCAATGCATAAATCTTTAACTTCCCATTCTGGAGTATTTGAGTTTGCAAAACAAATTCATTACAAAGGTAATAACTTGAGTGCTGTTAATCCTAATGAAGCTATTAAAGCTTTTAAGGATGACGCATTTATGGTTCATTGGGTCGAAGATTTATTGCAGCGAGATTTCCAGCCTGATTTATTAAGTGTTGCTAAATCATCACTTCGGTATTCTAGACATGGTGCGGTGTCAACCTTCCGTAAGGTCGGTTCACTTCCGTACTGGTCGAGACGAATAATGATAGCACTTACTTCTCCTTTTGGACCATTCCCGGTGAAAGCCGATGCTTGGATAAATATTAATAATTATTCAATCATTGACTTGGCAAATTTAGGTATATCGAGAAATCGATTTACGTCAAAATTCGCCGGTGATTCCAGAGTAGCTAATGCTAATCTGAAATTAATTACACAGGAATGGGACCAATTCTGTCGCCACAACTTAA